CCTCAGCATCAGGTGGGTCATCAGCCGCTGCATTGCCTCCCTAGCCGTCGCCAGTTCCCCTCGCAGTTCCCGCACGCACTCTGGGCAGCCCCAGGCGTTAGGTGGTTGCTGCCCGTGTGTGGGGCATTTCCGAAGGCGATAGGCCGGGCCAGCTAGGGCTTCAATTTTTAACCGCCTTGATTCCGCCAGAATCGACAACTCTTGATTGATCGCGGCACTTACAACGGCCCGCTCTTGCAATCGCCGATTCTCCACCTCCAGCAGTCGGATCGTCCGCCAGGGCGTCAGCCAGCGGGTGAAGGTGTGAAAGGTTGGCGCTGGTTGGGACTTGCCTGGTGGCCTGGGTGGCCTGGGTGGTCGGGGGAAGTAGGAGGGGCCGGTCATGGTTTGATTAGGGAGAACAACATTTGATACGATTGGATTGTTTGGCCAGGCTTTACTAATCGACGGAACCAAGTGTCCATATCTTCTTGGCTGTCAAACCCCTCGATTGCGTATAAATTCTTAGGAACAACATCAAGAAGTGAACCATGTCCGTAACAGTATTGGGGCTTGTTTGTGGGATCGTTGGATATTTGCATAGGCCTTATGCAATTAACAACTACAATCGGTCCGTTTACGTGCTTGCTCCGGTACGGTTTATCTTCCCATCGAAACAACTGGATCGGGACACACAATGGCCATGGGTTTGGCCTGATGGTGCTGATTTTGATGCCGTCCATCACCTTTTGATGGAACTGCTCAGCCAGGGGGCGTTTGATCATGGCTGCACCCCCAGCGCCGCTAGACAGGCGGCGTGCTCCGGCGGGGTAACAACCCGCTCCCAATCTCGGCAGTGCAAATCCCAGCCTGCGGACTCATAGGGAGATGACCAGCAGCCGCGCTCGAATCTTGAACGGCTTGTGCGACCGCTGACAATCCAAACGGCTTGGGTCTTGCCCAACCAGAGCAGGGTGATTCGGGTCTCGCTCCAGCCTTCGCCAACATCCTGGCGGCCTTGAATTGTGTCACCTACCTTCAGCCCCAACTCGCGGGCTTGATCGGCGCAACAAGCAAACTCAGTAGCTTTCATGGCTGCAACCCCAGCGCCCGCAGAATCGCGGTGCGCTCGTCTGCGCGGCCACGGGCGTAGATGGCGCGGCGTACGGTGCTCGGCATGCAGCCAGGCCACAAATCCGCCAGCTCTTCCATCAGCTCCTCATCCGTCGCCACCGGCTCGGCGTCGGGCGGCGGGAGCTTGAAGGATTGAGCCTGCTGCTGGCGGGCCCAGGCGATGGCCAGCAGGGCGGCCCGATGCGAGACAGGCGGGCCGCCATATAGCCACTCGTGAGACGCGATTGATTTCCATCGCTCCATCAGCTCGTGGCTCGGCATCTCAGCCGGGCCATCGGGCAAGACGGGTGGGATTGAGTAGGGATCGCTTTTGAACAACCGTTGCAACCAGTTCACGCTGCCACCCCCAGACCGCGTGTGCGGGCGAAATGGATCGTCCACTCGACGACATCGGCGCCGGGGTTGACGCGCTGCCATGCGTCGTACTCAGCCCGTAGGACCGTGTGGCTGAGCTGGTCGGCAGTGGGCTGGTCGTCAGGGGCCAGTAGGCGGTCCTCCAAGGCGCTGACGCGGGCCAGGATGTCGTCCCATGCCTTAGCAGTGGGAGGCTGCTCTAGCAGGGCCTGCTGAAGGTGTGTGATGCGTTCTTCAATGGTTGCTGCCATCAGGGTGGCCATCGGAATTCGCTGCGGTGGTGGTCGGCTGCTGCCGTCTCCAAATCGTAAGCCATGGTTGCCGCTTTTGTAAAGCCGTGGGGCGGTTGCGCCGGGTCAGCGGCTGCCCATAAACTCGGCCACCACCCGATCGGGCGCCACCGGCTTGAGTTCACCCTCACGGGCAAGGACGATCAGCTCATCTGCCAATGCGGGGTTTCTCAGCACCCAAGCGGCGGCGATTGCGGATCCATCCTGATCCATTGACCAATAGCCCTGCAAAGCCTTCTCGAACCACCACCGACCCAGTTTGAGCTGAGCAGGTGTCCACTCACGATCGTCCACGCCATGGGCGCGTAGCCTTTCGACCGCCTGCACTATTCCCTGCACATGGGCCTGGCGCTGCTGTGGGGGGCGTTGCGATGGCTGCCATGGCTGACAGTGGTCTGACGCCGCAACCAGCGGCAGAGCATCTGCTGGGGTGTGCTCCGGCAGTGTTCTGACCAGTTCGTGAAACTGCTCAGGGTTCGCCATGCGATGGGCAAGGTCATGCCGCAGGCCCCGTTCGTAAAGCGGCAGAAGGGTGACCACCTCCTGCCCTCGCTCGGTGCGGGTGGACCGTCTCACCGGGTACAGATACCGCATTATTACTACATGTAACTCAATGTCCCTGGGGCGGTCAGGGTCAAGTGTGAGTTGCTGAGCCGCGTAAAGCAGCATTTCGCTGTCAAGGTCTAGCTTTGCGCGAGACGGAAACAAGCCCCAGGCTGTGACGAGCGCTGACGCGGTGAGCGTCTTTGCCATGGGGTTTAGCTGTTGCATCCCAGACATGAATGCCTGAAATTCTTCAACCTCGATCATCGGATCACCTCGCATAGCACAGTCTGTTGAGATGCAATGCCGGCTGCTGCGGCGGCCCTGCGAGCGTCACGGGCCTTGATGTAGGCCACAGCCTGCGCGGCGGCTTCATCCTGGTTCAAACGGCGGTTTATGGCCGGTGATGCTTTCGCCAGTCCGTTTGCTTTGGTTCCAAACTGCTCCCAATTTTTGAACTTCAGCGACTGCCAGCGCTTGCCATCGATTCCGGCGGTGATGCCATCCTGCAGTTGACCGCGCAGGATTTCGACGCCCCCTCGCGGGTCTTCCAGGATTTTGCGGGCTTCCCCCATCATGCGATCCCATGCCGCAGGGGTCATCTGGCCTGATCGTGCTGGCCAGAATGCCAACAGGTCAGCGGTTGCGGGGGCTAGGTCTTTCGGCACGTCATCAGCTGACGGCGTGAACTTGGGTTTGCGGGGCTTCACGGGTTTTGGTTTGGGCGGTGGTAGTGGCTCGGCAACGATACCGCCTTCCTGGGCGATGGGAACTTCAGTTATGGGTGCCATGGGTGCCATGGGTTCAGCCGGGATCACTTCCTGGTGGTCCTCCCGTGCGCTCCCCCCGCTGGGGGGTAAGGGGGGTTCTAACTCTTGTTCAATTCCTCTTGTTAGATCCCTCTTGTTAGGGTACCCCTTTTGGGGGAGGGGTCCCCTACCCCTTTTGGGGGAGGGGTGGGGTGCCCCTTTTGGGGTATCCCCCTTTTGGGGGAGGGGTCCCCCTTTTGGGGGAGGGGTCTGCTCGTATCTCACATGAAAAAGCGCCGTCTGCCCCACTCGGTCAACACGACTGATCCAGCCGTTTTGCACAAGCCACCGCAGGCTTGATCGAACGTGGTCCTCCTTCATGCGGCACTCCATGGCCAACCGAGCGATTGATGGGAACGCCTGGTCGTTCTGGCCGGCGTAGTGCCACAGCCAGGAGTAAACAAAGAGGGTGCCCTTGCGATCTGCGCAGGCTTCGAGCAATGCGATCGGTACCTGGGCAAAGCGCGGCCGCGTTATCCGCGCTGCCGGCTCAGCAGCGCCTGAGGCTTGTGTCATGTAGAATCTTGCCGTTGGGTGTTTCTGTTGACCGAAGCCCTCCGCGCCTGGATCGCTCGGGGGGCTTTTTTGTGCCTGGCGCCAGGGCGAGCCCGGGCCAGCACCGGCCCATCATAGGATCACCGCATCAATCCGCTTCCGCAGCCCGGCCGCCACGGTTCCCAAACGGCTTAGGGGGATGGTAGAATTGCAAAGCCAGGGGAAGCCCCACGGCTGTCACCCTGGCATCACCACCACCGGAGCCCCTATGGCACACGATGAATTTCCACCGCTGACGGCAGAGGCGGATAAAGTCTTAAGCGCGGGAATCAAAGCCACAGTTTCCGCTGACAATCCAGGCGGTATCCACGCACAACGCATCTTCGCCGCTGCCGTGATTCGTGAGTCGGTGCGGCAGGCTGGCCCTTTTACTGTTGGAACTGGCTTGAACGGCGAAGTTCTTGAGGACGGCGAAGTTGTTGAGGTTGTTGCACTCAAACGCATCGCTGACGGCCTGCACGCCCTGCCCCCACCCCCGCCAACGCGGGAGCAGATGGAAGAAGCGCTGCAAAGCTTGGTTGGGCGTTTGGATTTCCACCCAGAAAGCCAATTTGCGCAGGAGGCAGCAATCCTTGCGGCCGGCATCGCCCACCACTGCAAGGTGCAGCCATGAGCGACGCAACACCCGCCCACCGTGCTGGTTTTTCGCTAGAGCAGATCGCAGCCTTAGCGGCACCGCTTGATCGCGCCAACGTTAAGCAGCGCGAGCAGTCTAGCCAAAAACTCAGCTATATTGAAGGCTGGGTTGTAATCGCAGAAGCCAACCGCATCTTTGGCTTTGACGGCTGGCAGCGTGAAACTGTCACGCTTAAGTGTGTCTCTCAGCTAGAGCGCTCAGTAGGCAAACAACAAAGGCCCGGCTGGGGTGTCACCTACAGCGCCCGCGTGCGCATCACCGTCACTGCTGGCGGGCTGCAGCCAATCATCCGCGAAGGCAGCGGCGCTGGTCATGGCATCGACGTGGACCTAGGACAGGCCCATGAATCCGCGCTCAAGGAGGCAGAGACCGACGCGATGAAGCGGGCCCTGATGACTTTCGGCAACCCGTTTGGCCTAGCCCTTTACGACAAGCTGCAGCGGGAGGTAGAGGGTGATGCCCTGCCCCCGCCAGGTTCCCAGCGACCGTTTTCGCAGCGAACCCAACAAGCGGGCTCTTCTGCTCCGCGCCAGTCAGCGGCAGCCGTTGTTCGACGGGGCCCTGTCGCTGGCCAGCCAGCCCCCGCCACCCAGGCACTCAGCAGCGCCGCGCCACCTAGCGCCACCACCCAGCCCCTTAGCGGCCCTGCGGCCACCACGGCGGCGGCTATTACGGCGTGCCAGGAGGCGGGGCTTACCGCGCTCGGCATCGCTGCCATGTGCCACGAATTGAGCGCTGGGCAGTGTGGCGCTGTTGCGGGCTTGCCTCTGAAGACTCAAGAGAAGCTGATCACGGCTGGCGTATCTGCCGCATCTGCCGCCAAGTGGAACGCCGCCGGAGCGAATGCTGCAGATGCCGGCGCCGAGTCCGCCTGACCACCGGCCCGCCGGGGCCCACCCGGCAACCCATTTTATTAACTCCCAGCCATCCTCCAATGAACCTCTACAAAATTAGCCAAGATTCTAACTGCAACTACGACACTTACGACAGCGCTGTAGTTTGTGCTGAAAATGAAGAAGTAGCAAGAAACATGAACCCTGGGAGCTTAATCGATGAAGATCCGCCAAAGCTAATGGATTGGCTTAACCACCCCGAATATGCGTGGTGTGAAAATCCCGATTTGGTTAAAGTAGAATTAATTGGCAGCGCTGCTCCTGGACTGCCGCAAGGTGTTATCTGCGCAAGTTTTAACGCAGGCTGATTGTTACTTTTTTAAGACTCCCACCTGGCAACATTCATTAACCCCAACCACCATGGCATCACTCAACGTCTGCTCATTCACCGGTCGCGCTGGCAAAGATCCTGAAGTCCGTTACTTTGAGTCCGGCAAAATGGTTGCTGAGTTCAGCATTGCCATTGACGACTGGAAGCGCGATAAAAAACCCCTTTGGCTCGACCTCAAAATCTGGGGCAAGATCGCCGACGTGGCAGCCAACTACGTGCGCAAGGGCAGCATGATTGCCGTCTCTGGCCAGCTTGAAAAGGAAACCTGGACAGACAGAGGATCGGGAGAGGAAAGAAGTAAGATTGTACTCAACGTCAAGGATCTCACCTTGCTGGATAGCAAGAAAGACTCAGAAGCCAGCGGTTTCGGCGGGTCCGCCCCCGATGATGACGACGACATCCCATTCTGATGAAGCCCATCACCTTCCTGGTTGAAGACATGGCGCCCGCACCCCAGGGCAGCAAACGTCATGTCGGCAAGGGGGTGATGGTCGAATCTTGCAAAAACGTCAAGCCATGGCGGTTGTTGGTGGCCAAGACCGCCATAACCGTGTGCCAGCCTGTCTGTAGCGACTGGGCAGACTGGCGGTGGGCCGCCTGGTTGGCGTTGCGCCAAGCTCCCGATCTCACGGCGGCCGAACTGCTCAAGGTGGTTGGCCCTCGCCGGTATCAGATCACCATGGCGGCCGTGAGCGGGTTTCTTCCAGGCCTCAGATCCTGCATGGCCCGACAGGATGCCTACGTGCTCCAAGGGCCAGTGCGAATGTCTGCGGTCTTTCGGTTCCATCGGCCCGCCAATCACTACCGCAGGGATGGCACCCTAAAGCCACTGAATGAGGCCCTGAGCAGTGCAACCAGCCAAGAGGCGCCGCTGTATCACTGCGTTCAGCCTGACTGGAGCAAGCTGCAGCGCTCCACCGAAGACGCCCTTACCGGTTTGCTGTATCAAGATGACGCCCGGCTTGTTGGCGGTAGTTGCGAAAAACGCTGGTGCGTTGGCGACGAACGGCCAGGAGCGCTGATCACTCTGATTCCCCTTAGCCGCCAACAGCGAAGCCCCTAACGATCAACGCCAGGGGCCCCGCCTACCACCACCGAGCTGCCTCGGTGCGCAACAGGAACCACCCCGCTGCTCCGCCATTGTAGCAGCAGCAAGGACTACGGATTGTTGCGGATCTGTAAGCAGGTGCGGAGTTCAGGGGTTATGATCTGGGGGTGAGGGCCGGAGCAATTCGACCCTCGACAACTTTCACCACCACCCGGCGAGGACCCTGAGCGGCCCCGGATGGTCACCACCACCCCCAAGAACAATGACCACCTTCAAAGCTGCTCTTAAGGCCGACTGGGCCCCTGCAATCGAATCCACTGCACGTTTCGTTGGCATGTTCATTGCCTGCGTGATCGTCGCTGCCGACTGGCTGCGCTTCACCTGGCAGCACCCATGGGCAGGGTTGCGGGCGCTGGAGTTTCCCGCCGCTGCCAGCTCCCCTCGATCTGCGCCCGTGGCACCCCTGGCCATCGAGATCAGCCCCGCCCTTGATGCGGCCCTGGACCAGGCGATAGGGCTAACCCGACCAGCCAGGCCCGTGGGACTGGACGGGCTGGTCCTGGCCCCGGAATCAATCGCCCCAGCCCCAGCACCCCGCAAACGCGGCCGTCGCGCCACCAGGCAACCGAAGGTGGCGTAAAGCCAAAAAAAGGGGGCCCATCCCGGCCCCCTTCGTCCTCTTGGGTATTTTTACCCAGCCGCTTCATGCTGTCGATCCCATGTGCTCGCAAGCTGACCATTGGTCAGCGCTTCACGGGCTTCTTCCAGCATCTCAAGTGCTACACCAAGGGCCATCATGCTGCGGCGATCACCCGCACGCTGGGTTCGCAGCTTCAGTTGCTCAACCTTGCGGCTGGCCTCCACCACCGACCCCACCGCTTCCTGCACTTCACGGGTCATCGGGTCATAGTGCTCAACGACTGGCGCCATCGCCTGCGTTACCGGCCGCACCGATGCCACCCGCGCTTCCGGTTGAGCGCTTGGCACCACCCTCACCACTTTGATCAGCTTGCTGGCTTGATGCTCCCGCCATTGCTCGGCTGCTACCGGATCACGCCATTCAAACGCCGGGTGCAGTGGCGCCTCTTCGGGGCGGGCTTCATCGACTACCGCCGCAGGCTTGATCGTGCCATCACGGCGGCGAATGCGGTCTAGTTCGCTGCCAGCCGTCTGGGCATCAATGCCTAGCACCTCATCGCCATCTTCGATCCTGAAAGTGAATTCGGGTTCAGCTTTTGTGGGATTCATTTGATCAGTGGATAAAGGGAATGAGGGGGGCCCATTCAAGCCCCCATTTTGCTGCCATTTGGCATCTGCGACAACGCCGGCAATGCCTTGCGGTGCCTTGCGCCGTCAATCCAGGCCACGCCTGCCGGGCAAGGCCGTGCAACACCGTAGGCCGTCAAGCCAGGCCACGCCTGCCTTTCTATTCCTTGCGATGCCTTGCAAACCAGTCCTAGCCACGCCTGCGACGCCATGCCTCTCCAGTTCACGCCATGCCTTGCTAGTCCTGCAGGGCCAATCCCGGCCTACCGATCCATGCCTGCCTCGCGTTACCAATCGCTGCCTTGCCTAACCATGCCTGCCGTGCCATGCCGTTCCTCGAACGCGCCTGGCCTCGCCCCACCGTGCCTGCAGTGCCACGCGGAGCCATACCGGTCCACACCACGCCTGCCAATCCGATCCTGGCCCATCCATCGCTGCCTCACCTGCCACGCCTGACCTGGTAATGCCCAGCCTCGCCTGCCGCGACTGTTCGTGGCTCTCCGGGCCTTGCCTTGCCTGCATCGCCGTACCTTGCACTATCCCGACCACGCCTAGCCAGCCGTGTCTGAACAGGCCGTGACTTGCGAAGCCATGCCTGCCCTTCCGGGCCAACCTGATCGTGCCACGCCTGCCAATCCTTGCCACGCCCTTTCGTGCGGAGCCTTGCCTATCCGGCCATGCCAGCAAAACCTTGGGACGCCGCGCCTTGCCTATCCGGCCATGCCAGGCCCTGGCTGCCGTAAAGCAATCGCCAGGGCCATGATCAATCATCAGACGATCTCGAACAGGCCAAAGCCCAGCCCCGCGCTGTTTTTGCTGTCGGGTCGTCCCTCGCCGATACCAACCTGAAGCCCTACTCGGCTGATCAGGTTGACCAGGTCGGCCGAAGTAAACATTCCGGCGTCGTACCGGATTCTTAAGTTTGCCGCCCACTCTCGATACATTGGACGGCAGCGTAAATCAATGACGCCCGTGGCATTACGAGTAGGGGCTGTCCATTCCTCTGCTTTCCCCTCCGTCAGCCGGACCAAAGGGGCGCCGTCAACCCGGTCGAAGCCATCGGCGTACACGCTGAATGCCAATTTGGCGTGGGTCATTTTGACCCCGACGGTACGACAGGCGGAAATGGCGCCGTTCCTGAATGCGGCGGCATGGACGCCCTCCCACCCCTCCATCGCGACGTGCTTGGCGCTCTCAAAAAGAGCGTTAAAATCCTTCGCCTCGCGCACCTTCTTGCCCCTGGCGGTGCTACCCGCTTCTTGCGTGGCTTTCATCTGCTCCATAGCCTTTGCACTGAACCTGTTGATCACCAATGGACTGGTGCCCTTGACTTTGATCTCAATGAGCCTGAAATCGGGCGCCTTGATGGTAATCGCCTCTTCCGGTGCCTGGGTTTTAGTCTTGGTGGTGGTTGCCATGGTGGCGTTCTCGATGATGGAGTTTGAAGATTGGTGCCGTGCCTGCCGCTGGCCGTAAGCCGTTGCGGTCTTGAAATGGTATCGTACGTAGGGCAATACGAAACCACCACCGATGACCACCGCCAAGGCCAAGCCTGCTACCGCCACCAACAAGCCCAGCAACCTGTACGCCCTGACCTGCGACGCCTACCACCTGGAAGTCGCCATCACCGAAGCCGCCGAAGGGCTGGTCAGCGATGATTCCCAGGTGGTCGCCGCTGCCGAAGCCGAACTGGAGGCGCTGATAGCCGCTGGCGAAGGCGCCAAAGATGCCTTGCTGGCTAAAGCCGATTCCTGGTGCTGGGTGATCGACCGTCTGCGGGATCAGGCCGCTTCCCGCAAGGCCCACGCCGCCCGCTTGGTGGCACTGGCCCAGGCCGATGAGCGCAAGGCCGACACGATGCTGGACAAGCTGACCGATCGGCTCCTGTTTTTGGATCCTGCCGCCACCAAGTTTGATCTGCCCAGCCACCAACTGAAGAGCACCAATGTTTCCACCGTCGAGATTGACGACGACCTGCTGCCCGAGGATCTGCCCGCCAAGTACCAGCGCACCAATACCACCACGCAGATTGACCGGGCAGCCCTCAAGACTGCCCTGAAGGGGGGCGCCGAAGTTAAGGGGGCCAGCCTTCTGGAGTACCGCTCCTGGCGCCTGGGTTGAACTTGCTGCACCACCACCATCGCCCGCCATGCTCACCTGCCCCCACTGCGGCATCGCAATCCGCGATCAACCGCCCACCAGTCCCGACGACCAACCGCTAGACAGCGAATCCGCCCGCCAGTTGCAGAGCATTGAGGCCGAATTGGCGCGGGTGAGGGCTGCGATACAACCGCAGCCTGCCCCGGTGCCAATCGAGGATCTAAAGCTATCAACGCGGGCCTACGGCGCACTGAGGCGCAAAGGGATCCACACCCTGGCCACGCTGCTCACCTACAGCAACTTCGACCTGCTGGACATTCGCAACTTCGGCCCCAACTCGCTAGGCGAAGTGCAGTTGGCCTTGCATCTGCGAGGCTTGAAGTTGCGGAAAGAGCGACTGCTGCCACGGACTGGACGGGCTCGCAGTTGATTACTTAACCAGATAGCCACCACCGATTGCCATGTTCCCTTGCCCCAACCCCAACTGCAAAGGCTTTGAACGGCGTGTATTGGAGTCTCGCTACGAGCCCAGTCGCGCTGCTATCCGCCGCCGCTGCATCTGCAAAACTTGCAGATTTACCTTTACCACGGAGGAGAAAGTTCGGATTGCCAAGAAAGAGCAACGGCCAATTACGGGCGCATCAGATCAGCCGTTGGTGCCCATCACACTGGAAGCCCGACTGAATGGCATCGAAACTGAGCTGGCAGCAGTCCGGCTGGAAATATCCCAGGCACCACCAGCCACTGTGCCTATCCAAGAGCTTGAACTTGGCGCGTACGCTTACGGCTCGCTAAGGCGGCAAGGGATCACCACCGTTGACGACCTGGTCAAACTCTCAGGCGCGGACCTGTTGGGCCTGCGCAACTTTGGCCATCAATCGTTGAACGACGTGCGTGTGGCCTTGGCGTTGCGGGGACTGGCCCTGCGCCGGGAGCGGGCTAGCCCATGATCGTTCATTGGTAGTCTGAGGCTGCCGGGTCGGTCTCATCCTTGCACAACTAATGGTGAACACATTGCGGTTTTCAAAAATCATTGATGACGCGAGCCTGCTTCCACTGGCTCCGCTTATGCTGACCCAAAACAGCAGATCGAAAGCTATTCGAGTAGCTGGTGTCGTTGCTCATTATGTATGGTTTTTGCCAGGGGTCTATCTTTGGATTGCAGTGGTCATATTGCTTGCCATACCCGCAATGATTCAGGACGCCTAATCGCAAGCGTGGCGTTCATTGGTAGCCTGATGCTGCCGAGTCCATTTACTACCATTTTTTCACCACCAGCCATGTTTGATCCAAACAGCATCACGCCATCGGAAGAGTTGCTGGAGGGCTGGGGCCATGCCGGCCCTGACTCTTCCATTCATGACAGCGAACTCTTCAAGGACTACATCATTGCCGCCCGCTGGGGCGCCGCCCAGGCCGTCAAGGCGCTGCGGCATCAGTGGCCGGAGCCGATTACGGATAGGCGACCGACCGCCGAGGATGGGGATAAGACTGGGTGGGTGCAGACCTGGGATGAACACGGCCACATAGATCTAGTTGACTATAGGCACACCAATGGACTCCCCTGGCTTCACGCCCCCAACTGGCGCCCGGAGCCCGAGCCCACGCGGAAGCAGAAGGCGCGGGCTCTGCTGGACGCAGTCAGCATTCACTCTGAGCCCTTCACAGCGGAACAAGTTGAGCTGCTTCGTCAGGTTGTGGAGCCGGCGCCGGAAGCCACGCCATGGCCGCCCCAAGCCACTGAGCCCCGATTGTGACGGTTCGCTAAGTGCTTTGCCTTTTTGGCTTTACGAAAGCGGGGGATGCGGCTTATGATTTGTGGACCGGGGCGAACCCGGTAGCCACCACCGCCAGCCAGCCCGTGACCCAAGCCTTAGCCGACGCCCTGACCACCATCGGCAGTCACCCGTTTTGCACTGAAACAAAAATCGAGCAGGGTGACACCGATAGCCTGCACTTCTTCATCGAAAACGACAAGGTTGGGGACCCCTCATGGCCCGCTGACCTTGAGGCTGACCTAGCCAGCTACGACCAAGACGGTCGCCCCTACAAGGTCACCGTCTACCTGCCCCAGGAGCAGGACGACAGCGAGCCCGACGATCAGGGCCCCACAGCTGCGGAGCGCAACCCCAGCATGTTGCGCAGGTGATTGCTGCCATTTTCACCCCACACCCTCACACACCGCCCCATTGCCAATGCCAGCCACCCACACCCCCCGCCAAACCCCAGTAGCCGCCGTTATGGCTTACCTACTGGATCAGGCAGAAACAATCGCCCGCGCCATTGAGAACAACGCCTGCGAAGACGGCGAGCCTCTGGATGACGCCGTAGCTCGCACCTGGGTCAACCGTCTGGACATGATCGCTGGCGTGCTGACCCGCGCCTCCAAAACGCAGCGGCGCCAACCCTGCTACCTCCCCGCTTACCCGTCGTGTACCGGCAAAGAGCTGGCGTAACTTCCTTTTTTTACACATTTTTCACATTGCCATGACCTCTAAAACGTCTAACTCATCCGGTGGCATTGGTTTTACCGGTGCTTTGCAAATTGTGTTTATTGTTCTTAAGTTGACCAATAATATCAATTGGCCGTGGATATGGGTTTTGGCACCAACATGGATTTCTTTTTGCATTGTTGTTTTAATAATCGCTATAGGCGTTATTTGCGCTTTTTGGCTTGATCGAAAATAACACTACTTTCACGCTCAATGCTTTTATGGTCTACCTCATCACCTACCACCCCGATTCCCGTGACCCACTCACTACCAGCCAGCCGCCCATTCAATCGGAATGGATCACCCCAAAAGGGTGGTCGGCCGAGCGGGCAAAAACCACCTTTGAGTTACGGCATCCTGGAGCCATTGTCCTTCGGTGCGACTCGATCCCGTAGGTTACCGATGCCCTGTCGGCAGCTTGACAACAGCAAGATGGATTCTGCTGTGATTACCATCCTCCTGCTACTGGGCAACCACCTGTTGCTGTGGCTTTTGGTTGCAGGCGGGGCGTTGCTGTTCTCGCAAGCAATGATGATGCGCGACGCCGTGCAGATCCTGCAGTACCAACGCTCAGTTGCCCCGGTGGTTTCCAATGACTGAAGCCACCGCATCGGCGCCGTGCTGCGGAAACTGCCACTACAGCATGGTAAATCAAGTCGAACATCGGCTCACCTGCAACCGCTACGCACCTAAAGCTGAATCGTGCTACGGCACGGGCCCAAGAGATACCGTCGGCGACTTTTGGGCTTATTGGCCTTCTGTCTCTAGCGCCGACTGGTGCGGGGAGTGGGCATTGCCTCCTGAAGTTGACTTGGCGCCGCCAACCCTGCAAGAAGTACAGGCTCTTGCCGACTTTATGGCCATGACCGGCCCCCCGTCCCATGGCGATACCTCGCCGCTTCCTGCCAGCGACCAGCAGGAAGCCCCCCCGACCACCTACGACCAATTCGAGGACCCTCTTGCATGACCTACCTAGCCACCACCTACAAGCTCGGCTGGTACCTCAAGCGCACGCCAGGCCCTGGCCGCCGCGCTCTCGTTGGCTCCGAAGTGTTTCAGCATGACCAGTTCGACGCAGTAATCGCCAAGACCAAGAGCTTGTTGGATGAAGGCTTTGAGGTGCGGATTCTCCCGCTGCCAACGGTGAAGCCATGACCGCTTGGCAACTCCACGCAACCGAGCCCGAAGTCCGACCCCAGGGCACCGGCGACGACAACATCTGGGAAGGCGTCATACGCCCAAGGCCTGACCAGCTTTACCCAGGCGTCAAGGTCGCCAACTGCCCCGGCAAGGATGCGGCCATGGGCGTGATCGGCCGCGAATTGCGGCAGCATTGGCCGGAGGTGGCGGCATGAGCGTCCGCCAAGAAAATCGGTTCAGGGCTCAGAGCATTACCCGCTTTCGCCAAGCCGGCATCCTTGCCGGTCAGCTTGAGTCGCTGCGCCGCGAGCAGCGACGACCAGACCAGCAAGTCGCAATGCCGATTGCGGCCAGCCGGCGACAGGTGCGCTATTGGATGCGCCTAAACGCCGAGGACTGCGAGGGCCCAACTCAGCTGGCAGAAGCGGCAAACATTGCGCTTGTTCTTCCCCACAGCGCAATGGACGATCCCGATCATTGGATCTGGGATGAAGCCTTGAATGCGCAGGAGTGGCCTGATGTTTAACCCCGATTTTTACCCCACGCCCCCCGAAGTGGCGGCGCTGATGCTTGACCCCCTCCACATGCGGGGGAAGACCATCCTGGAGCCCTCTGCGGGTAGCGGCAACCTGATCGGCGAATGCCTCAACCGTGGCGCTGCAGAGGTGCTGTGGTGCGAAGCGGAAACCAAGCTAAGGGGCATTCTGGGCAGCATCCGCAACGCCACACCAGCCCAAAGCTGTAGCGATTTCCTGCGGGTCCACTCCGCCGACGTGTCGCACATCGACATGATCGTGATGAACCCGCCATTCTCGGCGGATGAGCGGCACATCCTTCATGCCTGGGAGATCGCTCCTGCAGGCTGCGAGATTGTGAGCCTGTGCAACTGGAACACCGTCAGCGACTGGCGGGGAAACAGCCTCACCAGCAAGCCCGGCCCGCGCTCACAGCAGCAGATCGGACACCTCACCGAGGCCTACGGCAGCACAGAAAACCTAGGCGAATGCTTCACCACCGCCGAACGCCCCACCCGCGTCAGCGTCGGCATGGTGCGCCTCACTAAACCTGGGCAACGTGTAAGCGCCGCTGATGAGTTCGACGGGTTCTTTCTGGGCCCTGATGACATCGAAGCCCAGGGCGAGGGTTTGATCCCCTACCGCCGGTCCCGCGATATCGTGAACCGGTACGTGGAAGCCTGCCGCATCTACGACGAACAGGTGGAGGCCGGCGTCCGCCTGCGGAACGTGCTCGATGGGTTCTTCGGCAGGGATCTGGGCCTGCAAGTCACGATCGAAGGCCAAGCCGTCACCCGCAACCGATTTCGCAAGGATCTACAGAAGGAGGCATGGAAGCATGTCTTCGCCGAGTTCCTGCCCGCGCAGATGGCCACCAGCCAGTTAGCGAAGGACATTAACCGGTTTGTGGAAGATCAATCCAAGATCCCATTTACGGAGCGGAACATCTACCGAATGCTTCAGATCGTTGCTGCCACTCAGGATCAGCGGGTGGATCGTGCGGTAGAGGAAGCAATCGACAGCCTCACCAAGCACACCAGGGAAAACCGCTGGGGTGTCGAAGGCTGGGTCACGAACAGCGGCTACATGCTCAACCGCCGCTTTGTCCGCGCTTACATGGCCGAGCGCAGCTGGGATGGTCGTGGCGTCAATGTCAAGACCTACGGCACGCAGAGCGATGAGATCCGCGACCTGATCAAAGCGCTGTGCTTTATCACGGGTCGCGCCTACGGAGAAGTGGCGCAACCTGCCAAGCCGACCGGCGATGGCGCTTTCTGGCCTGGGGAGTGGTACAACTGGGGGTTCTTCAAGTTCAAGGCGCACCTTAAGGGCACGGTGCATTTTGAGTTCCTGGACGAGGAGGTCTGGGCTGCCGTCAATGCCCGTTACGCCCGCATCAAGGGGCAGGTGCTACCCGAGCAGCTGGCCAAGAAGCGCCCTAAGCGCAAAGCTGCTGAACCCGTGCCCACCGCAGCATGAGCACCTTCTACACCCACCTTTCGCCATGACCACCCAAACCGCCTACGACGGCCTCACCGACGACGGCTGGCACCTAATCCTCACCGCCAGACCCGCGCTAGGCCGATGGGCCCTCAGGTTCGTATTCTCAACCCTTGGCGGTCGCGTCAAGGAGCGACACGCCGCATGGAATGGCCGTGGATGGGTTGAGGGGCTGTGGCGCCCCATGCCCGATAGCCAGACCCACGCCATTGCGACGGCCTGGCTGAAGGCCAATCCCGTACCGGTGCCTAGCATTGGGGGAGGTAAGCCATGAGCATCGGTCCCCGCATCCCCCTGGCCGAAGCCCTGGCTATCTGCGCAGACACCGTGGCAGACCTACGCCCGCATTGCCTGAAAATCGACGAGGCAGGGTCAGTCCGACGCCGCCGCCCAACCATCGGCGATCTGGAGATCGTATGTTTGCCCGACCGCGACACCCTTGAATCGACGCCGCTGTTTGCCGGTGGCTTTGCAATGGCTGTGGAGCAGTGGCCCGGCGTCGTGGGTAATCCTGACGGTCGGTACACCCAACGGATGCTCCCCTGCGGGTTGAAGTTGGATTTGTTCATGCCGCATCCCGATGGTTACGGCCTGATTCTGGCCATCCGAACCGGGTCAGCCGACTGGTCGCACAAGGTTTTAGCCACTGGCTGGAGGCGAGCCGGCTTCCATTCAGACAAGGGCCTGCTGCGCCGCGAGGATGGATCGGTGGTTCCGTGCCGCACCGAGATGGAACTGTTCGACACTATCGGGCTGCGATGGGTTGAGCCGGTGGACCGAGAGGTTGGGCCGTGAATGAATCCCTGCGCCCCGAAACCCAAGCGATCCTGGCCGCCATCAACGGCTACGGCAGCGACAGCCACGAGATCGCCGCCCAGGCCTTCCGCGCCCTGGCGCTTCTGACCTGCGCTCCGATGCCGATTGATCGCGGCCAACTGATTCGTATTGCTGAGGAACTTGACCCATGACCACCCCCACTCCCCGCGAGGCCCTGGCCCGGTTGATTGAGCTGGACGACCAAGCGCCAACGGCGTTTGGGATTGGGACCGGTCCGCAGTGGCTTGCCGATTGGTATCAGGCCATCCATCAGGCCCGCCAGGCGCTGGCCCCAAAGATCGTCATGAATCAAGCGGCATGGCTAAATGTTGCAATTTGCGCCGCTCAGCGAGCCAAAATTGCCATACAAGAAGCCAAGAGTCTTAAGCCTGAAGACCCTAAGCGTCGCCTCCTGGTTAATCGAGAAATCGACGAATTTGATACTGTCAACATGGCTTTTAATCGTGCCGCTGGCACTAGGGTTTTGCTTGATTCTGTTACGTTTCGCTGGATGTTTGACTATTCAGAACTTGACCAATCTGTCATTGAAGAGGCCCCATGAGCACCCCCAAGCCGCTGAGCACCGCTTGCGCGGCGGTGCTGGATGCGTACGAAACCACTCTTGGGGTATCGCCAGGCCTTGCCGCTGCATTCCGCGCCGCTGCAGCGCAAATTGCCGCAGAGGATGTCCCGCCCCATGTAACGGGCGATGCTTATTGGCCGTGGCGAAACGGTCGCGCTACGGCCAAGGAACATTTGCTCGCCATCGCCACCGAACTGGAGGGGATCAATGGCTGACCCCATCACAATCACCCCTGAAATTGAACCATGACAACCCCCGCGCTTTGCTTCCAGGCTCGCCCCGTTGGGGATGAGTACGTCGGCTATGTGTTTACGGAAACCAGGGGCAAGGCCAAAGCGTTGGCCATGCAATCCGATCCCGGCAACTCACCGCCTTACCTAGCCGAAGACTTTACGCAATGGTCAGTTCGTCGCTGGCAGCAGCTAGACGGACGGATGCCGGCAGGCGCCGCCTTGTGGTGTCCGCAGGACGTGCCAGATGGCAGTGACATTGACCCAATTGCCTTGTGGACTGACTTTTCATTTTTCCCTTGAAGATTGAGCCATGCTGACTCCTGACTGGTTAATGAACCCCGCAACCGAAACCCCACCACCTGCCGACCGTTTCCGCCTTGGCGACATCTGGCGATCGCCGCGCGGGAAGGATTGGCAGGTGGACAAGATCGAAAGCCGAATCGCAAGACTGCGGGCCTTGCATAACCGACACAGCACCCAATGGCGAGGGATTTACGACACCGGCAAAGACATGACCAACGCATGGGAGCGGATCGAATCTGCTGCTGCCCCCTTTGTTTACCCTTGATGAAGCCATGACCGACCAATTTCCTGACAAAACGGCCAGCCTGACCGACTCCGACCGGATGGCCCTGGCGGTGTGCGTTGCGTCTTTGCCTGGTTCAAGCCCATGCAAGGCCCCATGCAACGCCTGTCGCCAAAGCTCTGCCGCCACCGCCCATGCCATTGCCCAGATCCTGCGCGAGCGGCACGGTGGTAGCAGCACTACCGCTGACTGGCTCGATGGGGTTGGGTGTCGCCCGCATGGGGGGTCGCAACCGTGACCACCCCCAAGCAGCCCGGCTGGGGCCTGCGCATCCTGGAAGTGCGCTCCACCAACGGCACCCCAGAGGTATTGATTCTGCCCCCCGATCACGAAGCGCCCTACTGGGCGGACCTCCGCCAGATTGCTCAGCACAAGGCCCGCGCTATCTACGAACCCATCACCCCCAGCACCAAATGACCACCACATCCGAGCAACAGGAAACCATTCTCCCAAACCACGGCCCGACCTACACTCCCAGCCCATCCGGCCCCATTCCCGACTGGCGCATCCGCCAGCTTGCGGAGCAGGGCATGATCAGCCCGTTCGAGCCGGGGAAGATCCGGCATGTGGAGGCGCATTTTCCCGGCGCCCCGTGGGACACCGACAAGCGCCCGGTCATCAGCTCCGGCACCAGCTCCTACGGCTACGATCTCACGCTCTCGCCCGAGGACTTCCGCATCTTCCGGCATGTCCCTGGCTTAATCGTTGACCCTAAGAACTTTGATGACCGCTGCCTGGCTAATGCAGAGCTGCACCACCATGAGCGGGATGGTGACTATTTCATCCTCCCTGGGCACACCTACAGCCTTGGGGCAGTAATCCCCTACCTCAAGATCCCGCCCAACGTAACGGCCCAGTTTATCGGCAAGAGCACCTACGCTCGCTGCGGGATCATCGTGAACCTCACCCCAGGCGAAGCTGGTTGGGAAGGGTACCTGACTCTGGAAATCAGCAACTCATCCGGGGCCGACTGCCGCATTTATGCCAACGAGGGCATCTGCCAGGCGCTGTTCTTTGAAGGGCTGCCATGTGACAACGCTTACGGCGAGGGCAAGTATCAAAAGCAGCCGGCTGGCGTGACATTGGCGAAAGTTTGACGAATGAAGGTGTCGCCGATGACCAACCCAACCCCAGCCCGTGGCCGATTTGTGGTCCTCGAAGGGATCGACGGCTGCGGCAAGACCACGCAGCTGGAGGCCCTGCGCCAATGGCTACCTGGCAGCGGCCTACTGTCCCCTGGCGCCCGCGTGGTTGTGAGCCGAGAGCCTGGGGGGACCGCCCTGGGTCAGGCGTTGCGGGAGCTGCTGCTGCACCCTCCTGGGGAAGCGGCCCCGGTGCCCCGTGCAGAGCTGCTGCTGTATGCCGCCGACCGGGCCCAGCATGTCGAAACCGTTTTGTGGCCGGCGCTCAAGGCCGGGGATTGGGTGCTGTGTGATCGCTTCACCGGATCGACCGCCGCGTATCAGGGCTATGGCAGGGGCTTGGACTTGGGGCTGATTAACAAGCTGTCAGACATCGCCAAAAACTGTCTGCGTGCCGATCTGACCCTCTGGCTAGACGTGTCCCTGGCCGAGTCCTGTCGCCGACGTGGTGGCCAATTAGCCGACCGCATTGAGGGGGAGGGGGTGGCGTTTCTGGGCCGTGTAGTCGATGGATTCGAGGCCCGGGCTGGCCGATGGGACTGGACCCGCATCAATGCAAACCAGCCCGTAGCTGCCGTGACGGCGGACTGCTGCTGCGCCATGGTCCGCCAGTTTGGGGGGCGGGCATGACCCTGGCCGATACATTTCCTGCATTGCACTTCCCAATATGCAATAATGGCTTAGACTTTCTATAATCATAGAGGTCCGCCCCTTGGCAACTCTCAGAGATCTCAAGCCTGACCCCCGCAACGCCCGCAAGCGCACCGACCGCTCAGCCTCCCTGATTCAGGAGTCGCTACAACGGTTTGGTGCTGCTCGCAGCATCGTGATCGACGAAGACGGCAGGATCCTCGCCGGCAATGGCACCGTCGAGGGGGCTAAGGCCGCAGGTATCAGCAAGGTGCGGATCATCGAAACCGAAGGTGACGAGATCGTTGCCGTGCGGCGCACCGGGCTGACAGAGGAGCAGAAGATCGGGCTGGCACTGGCAGACAACCGCACCAGTGATCTGAGCGAGTGGGACGGGTTGATGCTGCAGCAGCTCAGCGAGACGCACGACGTAACGCCATGGTTTGAGCCGGAAGACTTAGAAGCATTGATTGGCGAAGAAATGGAAATAACAACTGCAGCCAAAGAACACGAAGGGGCAAAAGAACTAGACCCGGAAAGCTTTTCTGAATTTGATCACAAGTGCCCGCGATGCGGGCTTGAGTTTGACTGATGACAAATCGCCTCCGCCGCTTTCACGGGCCATGGAAGTTGACGGACTTAGCCACAGTCCCCAAAACTGGGCTGACAGCTTTTAGCTGCTTTCACTGCGGCGGCGGCTCAACGATGGGCTACAAACTGGCTGGTTTCAACATGCTGGGCGGCGTTGAGATTGACCCGGAAATGATGGCGATTTACCGGGCTAACCACAAGCCAAAGCACAGCTACCTGATGGGAGTGCAGCAGTTCAACAAGCTGCCGCTAGACGAGATCCCCGATGAGCTAAAAAACCTGGATCTACTGGACGGCTCGCCGCCGTGCTCATCGTTCAGCATGGCTGGCAGCAGGGAAAAGAAATGGGGCGATGCTCACCATTTCCGCGAAGGGCAAGTAAAGCAAGTGCTAGACGACTTGTTCTTTCACTTCATCGAGGTTGGCCAGCGGCTGCAGCCGAAAGTAATTGTGGCTGAAAACGTAAAGGGACTGATTCTTGGCAATGCAAAAGGATACGTTAAGGAGATTTTTGCAGCATTCAGGGAAGCTGGTTATGACGCTCAGTTGTTTCTGTTCAACGCTGCGCGGATGGGTGTGCCGCAGGCCAGGGAGCGGACGTTCTTCATTGCGCGGCGAAAAAACTTAAACTGGAATAAGCTCCAAATAGAAATGAAAGAAAATGAAATCAAAATTGGAAGCGTGATAGAAAATGCTTGTCTTGGTAACAAAGTTACATGGTTAACTGAAGAAACAAAAAAGTTATGGCAAGCAGTTAAACCAGGAGAACCTTTGTCCAAAGCTCATCCCAAAGGCCATAGATTTAACGCGTATGTAGCGAATCCGAACAGGCCTGTGTACACAATGGCAGCGTCGCCAGATTCTTTGCCAATACACTGGAAAGAACCACGCAGGTTTGCAGGGCAAGAAGTTTGCAGGGTGCAGTCTTTCCCAGATGATTACAACTTTGGCAAACAGGCTGCCGGCTACGTCTGCGGCATGTCCGTCCCGCCTTACATGACGCAGCGAGTGGCGCTGGAGATCGGCCGGCAATGGTTCGGGATTGAGTACGACTGATGGCAGCCAAAGGCAGCACCCAGGCACAGACCATTGAACGCGCAGCACGCTTTGCTCGCATCATTGCCAATGGTGGCCGCCGCTCGGACTGCCTTCAGTACGCTTCAAAAAACTGGGGGGTAAGCAGTCGCACCGCTGACAACTACCTAGCCATTGCCCGTGATCAGCTTGCCGCTGATTGGGACATGGAACGCCCGCAAATGATCGCTGACCTCTTGGCTCAGTGCTCAACCTTGCAGCTAGAAGCCAGGAAGGCTGGCCAGTTGCACATCGCCCTAGGCGCAATCAATACCGCTGCCCGGTTGGCGCAGCTTTGCTCATGACGATCTGCGGCACCCGCTCTGGCCATGTTCTGATGCCGCCGCCTTTGGTAACCGATCAGCAGGCACAAGAACTAGACATTCCCGCCACCCTCGCCCGGATCCGTGACGACCTCCATGGTGGGCAGGTTGAGCTATTTGATGACACCACCACCCGTGAGATCGGCGTGGCCGCTGGCTACGGGGCAGGGAAGACCCTTGGCGCTTGCGCTAAAGCCTTTCAGCTCGCCGTGCTCAACCAGGGCTTCATCGGCTGCGTGTTGGAGCCCACGGGGCCGATGTTGCGGGACATTTGGATCAGGAAGTTTGACGACTTCCTGGATCATTACGGCATCCCCTACACCTTCCGCGCCACACCCCTTCCCGAGCACGTCCTCCACCTGCCCGAAGGTGATACGCCCGTAGTTGCCCGCAGCTTTGAGAACTACAAACGCATCGTCGGTCCTGACTGGGCATGGGCGCTGATTGACGAGGTTGACACGGTGCAGGAGTACATCGCCGCACGGGGCTACGAAAAAATCCTTGGCCGGATCCGGGTCGGTCATGTCAGCCAGATTGTTTCCCTGTCAACTCCCGAAGGGTTTGTCTGGCATTACAAGACGTTTGGCACCGTGGAAGCCCAGGACGATCCTGGTAAGCGGCTGATCAGGATGCGCACTCAGGACAACCCGCACTTGCCCGACGCCTACTTGGACAACCTGCGCACCCGCTACACCGGGCCAATGCTTGTGGCCTACATGGATGGCATCTACGTCAACCTGAAGACCGGTCAGGTGTACGACCGGTTCAGTCGTGATCACCACGTCAAGCCCCTGCCCGATGGGCTGCGGGACACCGATCAGATTTTGGTTGGCATTGACTTCAACGTGGGCAATATGTCTGCCGTCATGCTGGTAGTGCGTGGCCGGATCGTTCATGCCTTTGCCGAGATCATGGGCGCACATGACACCGACGACATGTGCCGAAAGATCCGCAAGCGGTTCCCTGAACGTGCGATCTGGGCTTATCCCGATGCCAGCGGCGCCAACCGCAGCACCAACGCCAGCCTCTCGGACATCGGGATCCTGAAGTCCTACGGCTTCATCAACTACGCACCTGACGCCAATCCCCTGGTACGTGATCGGGTCAACGTGGTGCAAGCTCTGCTATTGAATGCCAAAGGCGAGACGCGGTTCTATATCACCAAAGACTGCCCACGGCTGATCGAGGCACTAGAGCGCCAGGGCTATAACGAACAAGGCGAACCGGACAAGAAGACCGGTTACGACCACCCCAATGATGCCGTCGGCTATCCCCTTCACCGCCTGTATGCCGCTGAGTTGGGCTACGGTCCTGGTGGCCCCATGCGTGTCACCACCGCCACCTACGGCCATGGCACCCACGCCCCGCCACCACGGGATCCGGTGCCAAGGCGATCGCCTATCCCCGGCTTCCGATGACTACCCAACCCACCCAGGACACACCCATGACCCGCGAACTCATCGACCACAAAGTCAACCCTGCCAATGATTTACTCAAAATCACAGTCGAAGACGGCCCCGGCGCTGGAGGGGCTCATCACTTTTACATGATTAGTGGTTTTGACATTTTGAGTAATCCTTCGACTGCGGAAATAAGTTTTGCAGATGGAGTGCCTAATGTTTTTCCTTTTCTATTTCAGAATGGTCCAATTAACGAAGTCGGCGTCAATGGCGTTACTCACGAAGCTTTAATTGCGATCGTGATTGATCGCCTTCGTTGTTTTCAGTCTGGACCTTACGCTTGCGCTGAAAATGCCTGCGCTTTGACCCAGCTAGAAGCAGCATTAGCGTCTTTGCACAGCCGCACCCGCGCCCGCATGGATCGCGGGGTTGAAGGCACCCACCAGAAGTAGCCCATCGCATTATCCGCCAACCCCCCGAACCCATGGACACCACCCCCCGCGACCCGCACCTTCCGCCCCCTGCGGTCGTTGATTGGCTGCTGGAGCGGAACTGGTCGGAGATGATCCCGGTTACCAACATTCAATATGGAGGGGCAAAGCCTCACGGTATGACTAAAAGCAAGCTGTGGAAATACCAGATAGCTGGCCCTGAATTTGGCGAAGACTATGGGGGTCATATCTTGTTGCCCGTAGAAGTGCTGGACGTTTTGCGCAAGGATGCTGAGGCACGCAACCCATGAACATCTTCCGCCTATTCCGCCAGCTCCGCCTGTACGCACTCGCCCAACAGCTAGTCCCATTCCACCTGCCAGCTTCGGATCGTGAACTACGCCGCTGGGATGCTCTTGGCGAGGCTTACGTCGCCCTACTAGAGATCAAGCACGCAGACAATCTGCAAGTTGCCCGCGAGCTTGCGGAGGACTCTTCCAATCGCGTCCGTGAATCCTGCCGCCGGCAATGACCACCAACCAACCCCGAACCCATGAACACCCCTGAACCAATGGAAACCAAAGTGGCCATGTCCGAAGAACTGAAGGCGGAATTTGAAAAGCTACGAAACCAAAACCGGACTTTTGTGATTTGCTTCTACCTTCAATCCCTCGCAATCCTGATATTGACATTTGGTCCTCTTCTGCAGTAATGACCACCATCTCCAACCCGCTATTCCTGGCTTTCGATGATCACCCTGCCCCAAACCCCTGAAAACGCCATGATCACGCCAACGATCCGAGTTGCAAAAGGGCCATGGAGCCCAAATATGCAAGTCTTGATCTCACATAACCAGCCAGGCAATGGTGGGATCTTTGTGGCCGAACCGCTTACCTTTAGGCCGCTTGAGTCTTACCAGATCCCCGAGCCACAGCTTGAACTGAACAACTCAGAAGCCCAATCACTGATGGATCAGTTATGGCAATGCGGCATTCGGCCAACTGAGGGGACGGGCTCCGCTGGCGCCATGGCGGCTACCCAGGCCCACCTAGCCGACCTTCGCCGGCTGATCTTTGAGGACGAACGGCTGAAGCCATGACCACCATCCCCAACCCGCAACCGCAACCCACCGATGGCAACCCTGAAGCTCCCACCAGCTCCCTTGTCCCAACTGGTCGGCAAGCCGGTGGCGGGGACGTGGCGCCTTCGCCAGTCGTCGCAGGGGAGCCACCTGGAGTTGTTCCGGTTCGGGGGGAGCTGGACACCACCATCGCCGGATGTGAGGATCCACCTGACCCCCGCCCACGTCGTGCTACTCGATCGCGGCGAGCTGTTCGTGCAGGAGAACCCCTTGAGCAGCCAGTCAAGCCCGGCAGCCCGCCACGTACCGAGCTGTCAGAGCGACTGATCGTCGAAAACCAAGGGCTTGCCCGCAAAGCTGCCAACAAATGGTCGAGGCTGTGCGGTCGGCCCTATGACGACTTCATCGGCCCCGCGTTGGAGGGGCTGGTGAACGGCTGCCGTCGTTACGATCCCGAGCGCATCAACCCTGGTACCGGTCGCCCGTATGCCATCTCTACCTGCGTCTGTCAATACATCGAGGGGCAAATCAAGCATCACATTAGGGATCATGGCTATGACGTAAAGATGCCGTCAAAGTGGCGTGAGCACTACCCTAAGGTGCGCCGGCTGCTGGCCGAAGGCTTGAGCCTGGCCCAGATAGTGGAGGCCATTCCCGCCTTCACCGAGGCTGAGATCACCGAAATGATGGGTGCCATGATCGGCACTGTTGAGTTAGTTGATGAGATCACCTTGCTCGGCGATCACCAGCCCGTGGTCACTGATGAGAGCATCGCAACGGCGTTGTTTCGCCTTACCGAACGGGCATTCAACAACCTCCGGCCCGCTGATCGTGGCCTGTTGGAGCGATGGTCCGCCGATCCGTTCAAGCGACCCTACCCTTATGGGTCGATGACTCAATTCCACAACCGACTGAAGATCCAACTGCGCGGCAAGACCCTACAGCAGTTTCGCCAGGGGATGCTCGGCCTTGACGTGGCAACCGCACCACCAGCGCCTAAGGCCCGCAGCCCGCGCCAGCCCCGGCCCGCCGTTGCTCCAGTGGTTCAGCCGTCGCTGTTCGGCCGCAACCAGCGCAAGCCACATCCTAGGGCAGTAAAGCTATAGCAGGCCGGAAAGCTCCAGTAGCAGGCTAATAGTGGGCGCTGGTGAAGTCGAGTCATCCTGGAACTGACCCCAAGCTGCCGAGTTTTCAGCACCCGGTCCTGAAGGAGCATCAGGAAGACCTGGAGCGTGCCTATGACGCCTGGCATTGCCTCAAGGGTGATGAGATCAAGCGTAAATACTTACCAGCCGAACCAGCCGAGCCACCTACCGCCTACGAAGGACGATTGGGTCGCGCTGTGTTCAGCG